ACATGACCAACCACGCATCCCGACCGAGTGGCTTTCAATCGTTTAGTGATGCGGCTGTAGTCAAAACCGACGCAACACTTGGCCTCGTCTTTGGCTACGCGATTGTTTCCAAAGTTGAAGGCGAAGATTACTACGACCACCACAACGACCACATTCCTGAAGAGTCCATGCTTAAAGCAGCCATGGCCTTCATGAAGTCTGATCGTGTGGGTGGTGACATGCATGCCCGTGATGATGCGGGTGGTGTTGTCCGAGACGGCGACATTATCTTCGCCTTTCCCATGACCCAAGACATTGCCGACAGCTTGGGTATCGTCGTCAAACAGACCGGCTTGCTGGTTGCGCTGCAGCCATCCAAAGCAGTGTTTGACAAGTTCCGTAGCGGCGAGTATACCGGCTTCTCCATCGGTGGCCGTCGTATCAAAGATGAGGACGCTTAAATGAGCATCGCACCACGTCGCCGCATTATGAAAGAATTCTCCATACTGGAAATCTCCGGTGTGGACCAACCAGCGCAAGCGCCGGCTCTCATGTCCATCATGAAGTCTCGCTCGAGCAACCCCGCCACCGGCGAGCCCGGTACCACTGGTCAATCAAAGGAGGACACCATGTCCAAGACCCCCGAGGAGCTACAGGCCGAGCTCACGAAAGCTAACGATCTGTTGGCTGCTGCGAACAAAGCCAAGGACGACGCCGACGAAAAGGCGAAGAAGCTGGAACTGCTGTCGAAAATGACCGACGCAGAAAAAGCTGCCATGGAAAACATGGATGAAGAAGAAACCAAGAAGTTCTTGGCGAAGTCTTCCGCTGAGCGCACGGCGCAAATCGAGATGGCCAAGTCCGCTGACCCGGTCGTGTTCAAGTCGGCTGCCGGCGTTGAGTATCGCAAGTCGGATGACCAGCGCGTGATCGACATGGCTAAGCGTGACGACGTGCGCGAAGTCGAAATGCAGAAGATGCGCGATGCCGCAACTGACTCGCACTTCGAAAAGACCGCTGGTGTCTCGTTCGCTAAGTTCAAAGGCGAGCTGACCACCAAAGCTGCGTTGGCCAAGGCCGTCGCCGGTATTAAGGACGAAGACGTTCGCAAGAATGTTGGCGAAATGTTGGACGCTGTCCACAAGTCCTTGGGCGTGATGTTCAAAGAAGTCGGCCACATGGACACCAACACGGCAGTCGATGATGCGGATGGCGATATTGCCAAAGCGGCTGGCGTCTCGCTGGATACGATGGCCAAGGCGAAAGCAACGGCTGACAAGATCAGCATCGAGAAGGCCTACTCGGCCGTCCTGGAAACCCCCGAAGGTCAGAAGCTCTACGCTCAGTCGAACGGTTAATCCGTCCGGCGGTCGTAGACCTCCCCCTGACAATCGCAGCCATTTAAGGAGAAAAACAAATGGCAGTACGTGAAAACACCGAAGCACTCACCTTCCTTGCGGGTGAAGACTTCAGCGAGAAACAGTTCACCTTCGTCTCCATGGACGCTGGCGAAGAGAACACCGTCGTGTCGACCACAGCTGGCGCAAAGGCTGTTGGCGTCATGCAGAACAAGCCGAACTTCGTCACCATGTTCGATGGTGAAGTCGATATCTCCGGCCGTACCAAGATCAAAGCGGGTGGCACGATTGCTGCCGGCGCTGATGTTGCGTCCGGTGCTGGCGGTGTGGCTGTTGCTGCTGCGGCCGGTGACTACATCAACGGCACGGCGCTGACTGGCGCTGCTTCCGGTGAGCTCGTCGAGGTTCTCCTCGGCTCCCTTGGTGTTGCACCGGCTTAATCGCTGGGCAACGCTCCACCCTGTTGAGTTTTTAGGAGAAACCCATGTCTCAACCTACCAAAGGTGATGTCCACGTCAACCGCCCGTTGACCAACATCTCCGTTGCCTACTTCCAGGATGCGTCCTCGTTCATCGCCGACAAGGTGTTTCCGAACGTGCCTGTGGAGAAACAGGCTGACGCCTACTTCGTGATCCCGCGGGATGCCTTCAACCGTGACGAGATGCGTATCCGCGCACCTGGTACCGAGTCTGTCGGCGGCGGCTACGACGTGGATACTGAGACCTACTACGCTCAGGTCCGCGCCTACCACCACGACATTCCTGACCAGGTCCGCGCCAACACGGACTCGCCACTGAACGCCGACCGTGAGGCGACCACGCTGGTCACTCATAAGGCGCTCATCAACCGCGAAGTCAACTTCGCCAACAAGTTCTTCAAGGCCAACGTCTGGGGCACCGACTACACCGGTGTTGCAGCAACGCCGACCGGCAATCAGGTCTTGAAGTACTCCGACGCGAACTCGACCCCTGTCGAGGACATGCGGCGCTTCAAGCGCACCCAGCAGGAAAAGACCGGCTACGCGCCGAACACCCTGGTGATTGCGCAAGACGTGCTGGACACGCTGTATGACCACCCAGACATTGTCGACCGTCTGAAGTATGGCAACACGTCCGGCCCCGCAATGGCTGACCTGGCTGATCTGAAGGCACTGTTCAAGATCGACCGTATCCTCGCCGGTACTGCGATCCAGAACACCGCAAAAGAAGGCGCGGCCGAAAGCTCGTCCTTCATCATGAAAGGTGGCATGCTATTGTGCTACTCTTCGCCGACCGCGGGCCTGATGACACCATCCGCCGGTTATACGTTCAGCTGGACAGGCTTCCTCGCCGCCGGCACGAACGGTACTCGCGTCAAGAAGTTCCGCATGGAGCACCTTGAGTCTGATCGTGTGGAGATCCAATCCGCATACGACCAGAAAGTTATCGCAGAAGACCTGGGCGCTTTCTTCAGCGACCTGATTTAAAAGAAAGGGCTGTTCAAAATGGCTAAGCGTCAACGACAGCCCTTCACTCCTCGCGGCCCCTTTGTTGTGGGCCGCGGTTTTACGTGGAATGGCAAAGACCTCAATGAGGGTTCAGTCTTTCCACATAACCGACTGGCGATCTCCCGGCGTCGTCTCGAGCAGCTGTGGGATCAGCGGTTTATCGAGGTCGAAGGTGACTACGTGCCAGATGAGGAGGAAGCTCGCGCTGCTCAAGAATTGGCTGCAGAACTTGCGGCTAAAGACGAAGCAGATCGTGTGGCAGCTGAACTGGCTGCATCCACAGGTACTAATAACGCCGGCGAAGGTGACAACGCCGACGACACAACCGAAGACGACGTGACCGAGACTGTGACCCCAGTGGCTGCTGAAGGCGAGTTCCTTTACAACACTGAAGAGCACATGATCGAGCGCGAAGGCAAAGAGTATTGGGTTGCCGATACTGAGTCCCTGATTGTTCGTATCTATGCGGACATTGCTAAGACGTTGGAAGCATCCGAAGGCTTGACAGTTATCCCCGCTGACAAGATCATCGAATGGCCTGACACCGAAGGCGAGGACTGATCAATGCGGGCGATTGAAGTAACAGAAGAGCTTATGAACTTCACCAGCCGTCAAGCGGCAACGGTGACTCGGTATGCTACGATGGAGCTTCGTGACGCAACACCCAAGAAGACGGGCTTTGCGGCATCGAACTGGATACCCTCCCTTGGAGGCTTCGGTTCGGTCGCCCCAGTCGGCAGCAAGTTGGCTGTCAGCTACGGTTCTCAAAACGCGGGCATGCGCAACGTGCTGTCCTACCGCATTACTAAGACACCCCCACCGGTCATCATCAATCAGGTGGCCTACATCGAAATCCTGAACGCCGGTTCTTCAGATCAAGCAGGTATCAACTTCATCGAGGATGCTGTAGCTGCTGCAATCCGACGGACCGCTAATGCGAAGGCTTCGTGATGACACGCAACGAGTTCCGCGAAAGAGTCTACCAAGCCTTTAAGGCTCACTGGGAGACCACCGACCTTTCGCCATACACCTTCGAGAACGAGAAGTTCACACCTCCATCCACCGATCTACCTCTTCAACCGAACTCCGGCCAACGCTGGGTTCGGCTTTCGGTTAAGCACGGAGAGAGCATCCAAAAGACTTTGGGTCGTGTGGGTACTAGGAAGTTCGAGAACAGCGCTCGCGTTATTATGCAGATCTTTACTGTGCCCAACTCGGGCATGTTCGACTGCGATGAACTGGCTCAAGGCTTTACTGACACGTTCAGCACTGACTTGGGTCGCAACGACGTCTTCGGCGGGCAGAGTGCTTACCGGGAACGTGGCACCGCCAACGGTTGGCAGATGGCAGAAGCCAGCGCTGACTTCACTTATGACGAAGTCCGATAGGAGGACATAAAAATGGGTCAGACCAAAACCAACAACTTCTCTCTTTCTTACGCCAAGGAGAGCACGGTCCCCGGTGTTCTGCCGGTCACGCCGGATTGGCGCCAGCTGGAACCGAACGGTATCTCGACATACGGCACCGAAATGACGACCAGTGCCCGCGCACCTATCTCCAAGCGCCGTCAGCGCCGCAAGGGCAAGTTGACCGATCAGTCCTCGACTGTAGAGTTCGACCATGACCTGACGCTCGATCCAGCCGAGGACTTTATGGGCGCGTTCGCTGTTGCCAAATGGCAGGGCCCCGCACCGCAGGTTGTCAAGACTGCCACAGCTACAGCGTTCGGCGTCACCGCTGCCGGCATCACGTTTAAGGCCGGTAACCTTGTTCACGTCCGCGGCATGAAGGCTGGCGCTAACAACGGCCTGTTTGAAGTCAATGGCGTGCCCACCGCTGCAAGCATCCCAGTTACGTCAGTGTTGGCCCTAGACGCTGCAGCAAATGCCAACGCGGTGATTGAACTGGCTGGGTATCGCGGTGCTGCTGGGGACCTGAGGATTAACGCAGCCGGCAACCTCACGTCAACCGCGCTTAACTTCACGACGTTGAACCTTCAGGTTGGCCAGACGATTTACATCGGCGGCGACTTGGCTGCTAACCAGTTCTTCCGTCAGGGCGACTCCGGCACCAACACTGGATATGTCCGTGTGGTCGGCATCTCCGCGAACCTGCTGACGCTCGATCACCACTCGCAGCCGTTCCTTACCGACGACGGTACTGTGGACAATAACGCCGGCGCCGGCAAGCGCATCGACCTGCTGTTCGGCCGCTTCCTGCGCAATGTTGACGTGGACAATGCTCAGTACCTCGAGACGTCCTTCACCTTCGAGGGTGCCTACGCAAATCTGGAAGACAATGGGTCAACCAGCTACGAGTACTCCATCGGCAACTTCCCGAACGAAGCAACGTTCAACTTGCCGGAGACTGACAAGGCGACCATGACCTTTGGATTTGTGGGCATTGACACGCTGGACCTAACGCCCACACGCAAGACCGGTGCTGCTGCAGCACTTGTTCCCGTGCGGACCGACAGCTTCGGCACGTCCACCGACATTGCGCGCCTTCGCCTGCAGAACCTCGATGAGTTCGGCTTGGCCACTTGCTTCAAGTCGCTGTCGCTGACGATCCAGAACAACGTTGAACCCGAGAAGTGCCTCGGCACCCTGGGCTCGCCGTTCATCAACCTCGGTAACTTCAACGTGGATATGGAAGCCACACTGCTGTTCACCGATAAGCGCGTGGTTAATGCGATCAAGGCCAACGAGACCCTGGCCCTGAACTTCGCGCTTGACAATGACGACGGTGCTATCCACGTGGATATCCCGTCCCTGACCTTGGGGGGTGGTGGTCGCGAGTTCTCCGCCAACCGTTCGATCACTATCTCTTTGACTGGTGAAGCCTTCGGTGACTCAGTATTTGATGCATCCTTGATGCTGTCGCTGTTCCCGTTCGTGCCGACCGTCTAACGAAGTCCCAGCTGGGCAACAAGGGGGCGGCGGCATTGTCGGGTTTGTCGCTGTCCCCACCTAACCCGAAAACCCGCAGATAGAAAGAGAACCCAATGTTTAAGAACCTAGACCAATTCCAAGTTAAAGCCGATGTGGCCCGTCCCTACTCGATGGACGCCATCGCAATGAATGATAAGACGCCTGTCTTGATGGTGAAGCCCGCGACCGAAGGCAACAAGAGCTTTGCCCGTGCGCAGCTGACCCGCTCGAACAAGCGCATGAAGACGTCCTCCGCTCGCGGCGTGACGCTCGAAGCACTGGACTCCGGCCGCGAAGACGACCGCACGTTGTACCCGCGCTTCATCATCACCGGCTGGGAAAACGTCTTCGATGACGAAGGCAACCTAGTCGAGTACACCACCAAGAACTGTGAAGAGTTCCTGGCCGCTATCCCGAACTGGGTCTTTGACGACATGCGCGCTTGGTGCTCGACTCCGGGCAACTTCGCTGGCGGTGTGGACAACGACGCGGTGGGAAACTAATACTGGAGAGGTTCAGATGGGAGCTCCGCTATTCCGAAGAAAGCTTCGCAGTCCTTGCGAGATTAGATCGGAAAGTGGAGCC